AAACAGGCTCTCGAATAACTGCACATTTGTGGTGACGATCAGCGGCGCATCCCAGTTTTCGGCGCCGAATTGATTTGAGCGAGTGTCTTTCTCGGTCTGGATATTGGTGTGATGCTCAACCAGCGCCGCTTCGGCGAGCGGCCCAAGTTCTTTGCGGTATACATCGGCAGTCTGCTCAATGATGCTGGTGAAGGGAATTGCCACCAAAACGCGCCGAAGGTCGTGCTTCACCGCATGACTAAGCGCAAAGGCCAGCGATGAAAGGGTCTTGCCGCCGCCCGTGGGCACATTGAGCGAGAAGAAACCCGGCTCCCGTTGAGCAGCGTTGCGGCAGTGTTGGAGCACAATGGCCCGCTGACGATTGACCTCCGTCGGCGTTGCGCCTTTCTGCTTTTCTAGCAAGCTGGTATCAAGTTGATCTTTGAGCGCGGCAAGCGATGGCCTGCCGTGCCCCGCATCCAAGCCGCTTCGCGCTACAGCTTTTTCCGGCGCGCAGAACTCCTCGGTTCGCGTCCGGTCCGCGTCGATCAGGCATGAAAACAACATTCGTGTGAAAAAGGCAAGCTGGAACGGAACCTCGTCTCTACCGGCTGCCGACGGCTTCAGGGGTGATGTCAGTTTCGACAGAACAATGTTGGCCGCCGGTACATCGGGAATACGATACTTGGACGTATCCAGCTTGTAGCGAAGTGTGCTGCGTTGTGTCGCGTCGTCAGAGGAGGCCTCGTCCGGGAGCCCAACATGATGTCCTGCTATGCAGAACGCCAGGAGTTGACCGAAAATGGTTCCGGCATTCTCTGCTACAAAGCGTGCGCCAAAGGTGGAGTGATCAACCCGCCTTGTGTGAGGATCGTCGTTTTCCACTCCTGCATCAACTGATTTTGCTCCTTGGCTACGGAGATAAAGTTGAAAGTCGTCAGAGAGTTTGCCTAAATCATGGCACCGACCGAGAACCTCTCCCCAAAGCTGCGCTCCAAACGCCTCCGCGAAGGTGGAAGCAGAGCTCGCCACTTTGTCGAGATGAGCCGCAATCGTCTCCCAATCGCCGGGAGCGTGATCGGCAAGCGTATGAGCATATTGTTCTGCGAAAGATTCGTTCGGCAATGTCATGTGTACCTCAGATGAGTGCGCCGACACGAGGCATGCCGGTCTTCGCGGCAAGCCGCGAGGTGATCGCAGGGACGTTGAGCAGGTGGTCCTTGAGAAGCTGCCCTTCTCCGGGAGATCTCAAATGAGCGAAAAATAAGCTGGAAGCCGGCATGCGCATGAGCAATCCGTCTTGAAATAAGCACATGGTTGTACCAGTTTTCCGGGAGTTTCGCCCGGAAAATCGGCATAGCCAAAGCATACATCAGGTCTCACCGCTGCTCGGTTAGATTCAGCGGAATGGGCCTAAGCGATTGCCAGGCAATCGCTTAGGCGGTGTTTCTCTTGCCTGGATTTGAATCGTGCGCGCCTGTTCGAAGCATGAGTGGGGCGGTTGAATTGAAACTGCCGGTGCCATGAAGCGATCTTGCGAGCACACATCTCGCACACTGAACCTCGCCGGTTTCTTTGTAACTGCAACGTAACACGCGGTCACCAGATCATCATGCGCTGTTCGGAAGTCTTAGTGGTCGGGCCCGGTGTGATATGGCGGTCATCGTATCGACTCAGAACATTTCTTTCGGATTGGTACCAGCAAATTTACTAAAGCCTAGTGCTCCAGAGGTGACCGGTCGTAGAACGGGACTGTCTATTGCGTGACGAAGGTAGCCATCTTCGCGTTCTGTTCTGCCCAGCTGAGAGGGACTTTGTCGAGTAATGCCGCCAGCGTCATCTCTGGTGCCTGCCGTCCTTTGACGATTGCCTCCACTATCTGAGGCGCCAGGAACGCGCTCTGTATGATACGGCTTACGTAGCGCTCATTGAGACCGGTAGCTGCAGCGATCGCCCGTTGATCTTTGTATTCTCCAGCCACGATCAACTGTACCCATTCGTGAGCGCGGCTGATGGCCTTGATCAATGCTGGCATGGCATTGTCAGGAGCCTGATCCGCTGACAGCGACGGAATGACGAGCCGCATTTCCCCGCCGCATCGCTTCAGCTTGGTCTCGATCATCAGGGCAATTGGCTGCTGATTGAGGTCGTTCATTGTGTCCTGCGTCTGAGGATCCGTGTGGTCGGGCCCGAGAAGCTGTGCGCGCAATTTGGCCCTGTCGGTCTGAATCTCGACGGATCCTTGATGGACCACTATACGGGCCACGATTGTTTCGAGTAATTCAATTAGAACCGAAGGCGAATTCTCACCAAGGCGCTTTGCGTACCATGTAGCAGACTCAATCAACTTTTGCGTTACGCCAAGATCATCCTCGGGAAGGGCCAACGCACTGACGACCTGGTCTGCGGATGAGAAGAAGCTTTTCAACTTGGCCAGGACCAGATTTTCCAGCTCTCGTGCCGGGATTCTGCCGGGCTGATTTGAGGCCGAGGACGCGTCCTTAATAACTCTTTGCGATACGTAATACCGGTATCGCTTGCCACGTTTGCATGCATGGGATGGAGTGAAACGGTTTCCGTCTTCGTCGTAGAGCAGCCCACGCAGAAGACTCGGGGCTTTGGCGTTTGTACCGTGGCGGCGGACACGAACATTTTCGGCCATCAGTATTCGCACTCTCTCCCATACCTCACGATCGACAATCGGCGCGTGCTCCCCGGGATACGATTGCCCCTTGTGAGGAGTCTCGCCTAGATAGGTTCGGTTCCGCAGAATCAAATAAAGAGCGCCCCGGGAGAACGATGCACCCCCTGAGCTATTGCCTGAGTTGCTCACCCGGATCTTGCTCTTCACCCCGCACTGATCGAGGTATGCTTTCAGCTTTTTCACGCAGCCGAATTCAAGATAAAGCCGAAAGATCTCACGAACCTGCTCGGCTTCTCTTTCGTTGATGATCAGGTGGCGGTCATTGATATCATAGCCCAGAGGTACGGGACCACCCATCCACATGCCCTTTCGCTTCGATGCCAGAATCTTGTCCCGGATCCTCTCTCCAGTTACCTCCCGCTCAAACTGAGCAAAGGAAAGCAAGACATTGAGGGTAAGCCGGCCCATCGATGAGGTGGTATTGAACTGCTGGGTGACGGAGACGAAGCTCACGCCTCGCGCATCGAACACCTCAATGATCTTGGCGAAGTCAGCCAAACTGCGTGTCAGCCGATCCACCTTATAGACAACAACCGTGTCGATCTTCTTGGCTTCGATGTCGGCCAAAAGGCGCTTGAGGCCGGGCCTCTCCATAGTGCCGCCGGAATAGCCTCCGTCATCGTACTGGGCGTCGATGGCACGCCAGCCCTCTTGACGCTGGCTAAGAATGTAAGCCTGGCAGGCTTCGCGTTGGGCATCGAGCGAGTTGAAGGATTGCTCAAGCCCTTCCTCTGAAGATTTGCGCGTATAGATCGCACAGCGGATGGAGCGCTTTTGCAGGGTGCTCATGAGCGATGCCCCTTGAGACCGAAGAACAGGGGTCCTGACCAGCGGGTGCCGGTGATCAGCCGGGCGATCGCGGAGAGGCTCTTATAGCGTTCTCCGTTGTATTCGAAACCGGCCTCTCCTACGGTGACGTGGTGCGTTCGCCCCTCCCACTGTCGAATCAGCCTCGTTCCTGACTTGATTCGCAGCGGATCTGTGCATTGCGCGCCCATCTTCCTGGGGTCCCGATGGAAGCCTGCGGCGAGTTCCCGAAGCCGGCGCTTAACATCCGGCTTCAGGCCGCCATAGGCCTGCTCCTGCAGCTTGTAGGCGAGCAACGGCACCAGGAGCGGCTTACGAATATGGGGTGGTGGGGCTTGTTTCAGAGCCCGCCGCCACTTTGCCTGCAACTGGGCAAGATTCATCTTTGGTAGTGCTGCAATCTCGACTTCGAGCCTCTCGGACACCTGCGAACCTCCTCTCCGGTGTCCACATTTCCGCTCTGTTGGGGCTGGAAGTCAAGTCTTGTTTAGCCTCTATACACACGGCATGCCCCCGTTGAGCGACCGATCGGTTAGCCGCTCGCCGGGAGCAAAAAGTCAAGCAATTATGGCCAACGTGAGAGATCAATTCTGGCAACTGGGCAGGTGACTAGCAATCATCCAGCTTCACTCAAACCAGGGCAGCACCTGCAGAAGCAGCGCCACATCTAGCAGGTTTCGTACCCCCAAGTTGGCCAGTGAAACGGGTGTTTGTCGGGTAGAAATGCATATTTCTCCAAGATATCCAATGCCTGCGAGGTTGAATCCACTTGATCGTCATGCTTGGTGCCGGGAAAGCCCGTAATCTCCTGTATGTATTCATCGAGCCACGGCGCCTGTTTCGGCAGGTATACTCTGCCATTCTCAAATTTGACCGACTGCTTAGCCAGGCGCATCAGTTTATCGCTGCCTTGTTGAGGGTTGTATGCCTCCAGGCACCAGATGTATTCGGACCTGAGTTCCTGAAACAGCGATGACCCGGAGCCCCTGTCCTCAATCAGAAGCTTGATCGGGTCATATTTGCGGAAAAGGTCAAGGGCTGCACGTTTCAGATCCGGGAAGTTCAACCGCTTTCTGAAGACGTCAAGCAGATAGAAGTTCCCCTCGCGCGTTCCCCAGGTTGTGCAGACGCTATAGTCGTTGAACTCGCCGCCCTTGTTTGCAGTGTCCCAGCTTTGCAGCACGTACTCCATATCCCGCGGCGATAAGCCTTCAAAGGAGCGAATCCATTCCTTCTTGATCACGCCACCCTCGCGCGACGCGGGGCTTTGTTGGTATTGGCTTTGAAAGGTATACTCGCCAGCAGCCTCACGGATCTTTCGGAAGATTTCGATAGAGTCGCGCTCCGGATGCAAGGCCTCTCCTGCCTTGCGCACGTAGAGATGGTTTCCCAACGGGCCTTCGATGGGATAGCTCTCGTCCTGCTCGGCGATGGCAGGGAGCGATAGCATATCCCAGTGTTCGCGGTCCGTTACCTCGCCGACGAGGTCCCCCTGGTGCAGCCGCTGCATCACAATGATGATCACGCCGTTTTCCTTGCTGTTCAGTCGGCTCAACAATGTGTTGAAGTACCACTCGTTCGCTGCCTTGCGTCGTACCTCTGAGAGGGCATCATCCGGTTTTAGAATGTCGTCGATGATAATCACATCCGCGCCGCGGCCGGTCAGCACGCCGCCGGCCGACGTGGCCATGCGAAAGCCTCCGATTTCTGTGATGAATTCGTTCACCGATTGCTTGTCCCCAGATAGAACCGTCCCGGGAAAGAGGCGGCGATAGAATGGGCTGCTCATAAGGGTTCGGCAATCTCTCGCGTGTTTGTCAGCCAGATCCTGCCCGTAGCTTACACAGATGATTTGCTTTGCAGGATCGTGCCCGAGCAGCCAGGCGGGGAAGGCGACGCTGGCGGCGTGCGACTTCAAGGTGCGTGGAGGCAGGTTGATGATTAAGCGCCTTGTTTTACCGGTCCGGCATTTTTCCAGGGTTGAGACAAGCAGCTCAATGTATGGGCTGGGCATGAAGGTGGTTTGCGGGTTGAGCTCGTAGAAGGAGCGTTCGATGAAGCTCGTCAGGTCGTTCCGTAGGATGACTTGATATTCGTCTGCAGAAAGTTCGACTGAAGTACTCATTACGATTCCTCCGTCTTGGATTCTGGGTTGGTGGATGTGGTGTCGGCGCTGATACTTTTCATGCGCCGCAGAATGTTTTGCATGACCTGCTGGTCGATTTCGTGCGGATTGAGTGGCGACACCCCCGAGTTGGTAGCCTCCTCTGACACCCGGACCAAGGAAAAGAGTTCACGCTGAGAGCGAAGATCGCCTTGAGCTGCCTTGTTTCCCAGTTGCATCACGGCAGCCTCGAGTTTGGTGACCGTGTGGGTTCCGCGGGGTCCATTCACCCGGACGCGCTGACGACACTCTCGCAGTACAACGGTGGCAAAATTCTTCGAACCCTTGGGTCGGCCCTTCGGATTCCCGGATTTGCCCTTCTCGAACTGGCCATTCTTCGGCGGCTTGGCGAAGCCAACCTCATACGGGGCATCATGCTCAGGCATGCTGCCCCTCCTTCTGAGCCGCGACCTCGTTGAATCGCTTGCCCGTTTGCGCGTGGACTGCGGCTTCGCCGGTGTAATTCTGCCAGCGACGGATTGCAACATCCGCGTAGACCGGATCGATCTCAATTCCGTAACAAATTCTGCCCACACGCTCGGCGGCCATCAGGGTGGTCCCCGACCCTAGAAAAGCATCGAGTACAACCTCTCCTCGCGCCGAGCAATCGAGGATTGCGTCAGCCACCATGGCCACAGGCTTCACGGTCGGATGCAGCGCGAGCAGGTTGCCTTCCTCGCTTTGCTTCGAGAGTGTATGAATGCCAGGGTATTGCCAGACATTGGTTCGGTAGCGGCCGTACTGGCCTAGCTGGATGTTGTTGCGGTGGTTCTTGCCCTTGCGGAAGACCAGCACCAGTTCGTGCTGCGAGCGATAGAAACTGCCCATCCCACCGTTGTCCTTCACCCAGACGCAAAGGTTGAGGAACTCGTCGTAGCTCTGCCGGCCGGCTGCAAGCATCTCACCGAGGTGTCTCCAGTCCATGCAAATGTAGTGGACAGAATTGTTAGCGCTGAACTGTGCCAGCAGACGCAGACTGTTATTGAGGAAGGCAAGAAACTCGGCCTCGCTCATCTCGCCCGATGCCATGGCGAACTCGCGATGGCGGACAACTCCATTGCCCGTCGCGTGGCCGTCGATCTTGACGTTGTACGGAGGATCGGTGAACACGGCCGCCGCCCGGCGACTGCCCATCAGTGTTTGATAACTTGCCTCATGCAGCGAGTTGCCGCACAGAACCCTGTGTTTACCTAACAGCCAAAGGTCACCTGGTTCGGTGACCGCAGCATGGTCCAGCACCGGCTCCGGGACTGGATCCTCCATCTGGGTTGCTGCATTTGCCTCTTCGAGGATCACGTCGATCTCCGGCACCTCGAAGCCCGTGATGGTCAGGTCGAAGTCTACGCAGTCGAGCGCCATCAGGTGCTGCAACTCGATGGCGAGGATCTCCTTGTCCCAGCCGGCATTTTCGGCAAGCTTGTTGTCGGCAATCATGTAGGCACGAATCTGGTCCTCTGATAGGCTTTCAAGGCGAAT